AGTTGCCGGACGGCGAGTTCTGGGTGGTGGTTGGCATCCCGGGGGTGGGGTGGCGCTACGTCTGCGTCGATCTGAACTTGCGGCCGGATAACAGCCTGCCTGGTAGCGGCGCGCGGCCGGATCAGGGACTGCCTGGACAACCCGGTCACCCGGCCAATCGTCCGCCGGGGCAGGGGGTGCCGCCGCGGCCGGACAACACGTTGCCGCCGACCGCTGAACCGAAGCGGTAGGAACAAACAGGGGCGGCGCAAGCCGCCCTTTCCTTTTTAGGAGCAGAGATGAGTGCGAGCGACAGCGCGATGCTGCAGGGCCTGACGACAAGGATCGAGAAGCTCGAAGGCCAGGTGGCGGAGCTGATGGAAAAGGTGCTGGGCAAGGAGCTGCACGGCGATCTCTACGGTCCGGAGGTCAACCACACCGAGGAGCGCGAGGCGCGTCGGGGTCCTGGCCGGCCGCCCGGAGCGCGCTGATGCCGCGCCGAACCCCGACCGGCAAAAAGACCGCGGTGGCCGATGTCGAGGACAAGCTTGCCTCACGCTATGGCAAGGGCGATCCGCGGGTTTACGCGACCTTGAACAAGATCGGCCTGATGCAGGGCAGCAAGGTCACGGCTAAGGGCAAGAAAGCCGCTAAAGGAGCAAGTCGCAAGCGATGAGCGACGGTTACCGAACCCTGGGCTCGGCTTTTGCCGGCGACGATCTGCCGGGCAGCATGCGCCCGGGCGGCAGACAGCAGCCGGAACGCCAGGAGGAGATTGTCCAGGGTCTCGATCTAGACGAACTCGACGAGGCGAACGTCAAGTCGATCATCCAGGAAGAGTTGGACAGTGCCTTAGGCAAGGATGGCGGGCAGCTCAGCCATGACCGTATGCAAGCGATGCGGTATTACAACGGCGAGCTGTTCGGTAACGAGGTGGCGGACCGATCACAAGTCGTCATGCGCACCGTGCTGGAGGCGGTGGAGTGGGTCATTCCGGCACTTATCCGGATCTTCACGGCATCAGACAAGCTCTGCATTGTCGAGCCGCCGCGGCCGGGAATGGAAGGCATAGCGCGACAGGCAACCGACTTTCTCAATTATACCCTGATGAGCGACAATAACGGGTTTATGTTGCTTCACGATTGGTTTAAGGACGCGCTACTCGAACGCTTAGGCTGGGTCAAATATTATTGGGACACCCAGAAGACCACCGAGACCTATACATATACGGGACTGACCAAGGAGCAATACGACGCCCTCTTAGGCGATGACGAAGACATCGAGGTCGTCAAGCTGACGAAATACACCCAGGACGCGGACGAGTTCACGATGGACCGGCCTTTTGTGCCGCCGCCACCTCCTCCAATGCCCGTGCCACCGCCTTCAGGGCCTCTGCCAGGTGGGGTTGGTATGGGGGGAATGATGGGCGGACACGGGAGTGGTCCGCTGCCGTCGGGATCGATGCCAGGGCCGCCACTGCCGCCCCCAGGTGCTGCCGGGCCGCCTCCAGGTATGATGCCGCCGATGCCGCTGGCTCCGCCACTGCCGCCTCCGCCGGTTGAGTTGTACGACTGTACTCTGCGGGTTACCCGCGAGCACGGTGTTGTGCGCATCCAGAACGTGCCGCCGGAGGAGATCCTATTCTCCCGCCGGGCCAAACGCGGCGACATTCCGTTTCTGTCCCACCGCCGCAGATGGACCTACAGTGACCTGGTAGAGCAAGGGTACGACCAGGAATGCCTCGACCTGGTGCCGTGGGATGACAGCGGCGAATACAATATGGAGCGGGTGGAGCGGCACAGCGAGGAGCAGGATTGGCCGCACGGCAACGCCAAGGGCAGCCGCAGGGAGATCTGGGTCGAGGAGAACTACTGCAAATTAGCGGTCGAGGAGTTCGACGAAGGCGGCAAGACATCTGAACTCTACCGGGTGATGACTGCCGGCAACGGCATGGTCATTCTCACGAAAGACGGCAAAGCCGCGGTCGAGTGCGTCGACGAGGTGCCGTTTATCAGCATCTGCCCGATCCCGGCTTCTCACAAGTTGGTCGGGCAGTCTCTCGCCGATCTGACGATGGATCTGCAACTGATCAAGTCGACCTTGATCCGGCAGATGATCGACAACGCCTTCTTGAGCAATTGGCCTCGTATCGAGGTCGGTGACGATATTGTCAATGAGAATACTTACGACGATCTGCTGACCCTAAGACCGGGCGGGATCGTCAGAACCAGAAGGCTGGGCGGCGTCCAGCCGATGATGATCCCGTTTACCGCCGATAAGTCTTTCCCCCTGGTGCAATACCTGGACGAGATCGCCCAGCTCAGGACGGGCATATCATCTCAGGGCCAGATGATCAGCCCGGACGCGCTGAACAACACCGCCGCCGCCTCGATCGCTATGTTGCAGCAATCGGCGGCGCAGCGGGTGGAGTTGTTCGCCAGGATCTTCGCCCACGGGGTGGAAGAACTGATGCGTGGGGTGATGCGCCTCATTCGGAAAAATCAGCAGCAGGAACGTATCATCCGGGTGACCGGTGGCTGGCTGAATGTCGATCCCAGGGAGTGGCGGCAAGAGATGCCGGTGACGGTGTCGGTCGGTCTCGGCACCGGCAACCGCGACCAGATATTGCAGCATTTGATGCAGGTGATCCAACTGCAGGGCACTATCGTGCAGCAGCAGGGCGGTGTCGGCGGGCCCCTGGTGTACCCGCAGAATGTCTACGATGCGCTGAAGGCTTTGCAGGAAAATGCGGGCTTCAAGAGCAGCTTCTTCGCTGATCCCAGACAAGGCCCGCCACCGGGCAGCCCGCCGCCGCCGCCGAAACCGCCTGATCCGGAGATGTTGAAGGCGCAGGCGAAGATCCAACAGGAGCAGATGCAGGCGCAGGCCAATTCTCAGGCGATCGTCATCAAGGCGCAGGCGGAGGAGCGGCTGCTCAACGAGAAAGCCCAGGCTGACGCAGCGATCCAGCAGCAGAAGCTGCAGCACGAAAAGGAGATGGGGCTCCTCAAGGCCGAGTACGAAAAGGAGCTGGAGCGGCAGAAGGCGGAGAACAACCTGGCGGTTGGCATGGCCAAGGTCAGGATCGCGGGCGAAGCAAAACAGCGCGAGATCGAGCTGAAATACGCTGCCGGGGCTTACGACCAGCGCCCGGTCGGCCCGCCGAACGGGCAAGGCGGGCCGTGACCGTCATCGCTTTCGCCAAGAAGGAACCGCCAAAACCCCGGATCTGGGTCTGCAACTGCGAGTGCGAGGCGTTTTGGCTGTACGAGGACGGTCGCATCCAGTGCATGCAGTGCGACGCCTTTGCCAACACAATGAAGGGGCAGTGGTCGGTGGTGGTGGCGGAAGCGGATGAGCCTGCTTAATACGGTGACGGACGGAAGCCTGACTACACCAGTGCTTGTCGGGTCGGCCGCGCCCTATCCGCCGTCGGGTCCGGCTATAGCATGATCTGGGGTCGGTTTGCCCGATTTCTGGCGGAGGTTAAGAAGCCCTGGCGCTCTACCCAACCGGTGCCGCAAAGCCAGGGCGAGTTGGGCGAGGAGGCTAGGAAGCTCCTCGACAACCCGGTCTTGCACGAGGCAATGGACCGGGTGGAGCGCGCCCTGATCGAAACCTGGAAGCGTAGCGAGCCAGCCGACAACGAGGGCCGCGAGACGGTTTTCGCGGTGTATCAGGGGATGCAGCGGTTTCGTGGGCAGCTCCAGGTGATGATCGCTAATGCCGGCATAGCAGCGTGGCAGCGCGCCGAAGATCGAAATGCCTGATTACCCGACCTATCCCGATTTCAGCCCGCAAGAGTTGAACCTGTGGTGGCACCATCTGGGCAATCTGCGCCGGCCCGACAGCTACGTGTCGCCGGCGGGTGACGTATCGACCATGTTACAAGCGGTGGTGCCGGGTCCGGGTGGCCGGCAATACTCGATCCCGACGGTGTGGGATGCCCAGCCGCTGACCGTGGACGAGGCGATTGCCCGAGCGGCGCAGCAGGGTTGGCAACATTGGCCGTCTTACGGCAATGCCGAGACGGCCGATTATCGTTATGGGCTGCTGCACCAATTTATGGACCGAGGCGGTGAGACCCAGCAGGTCTTACGCCCTCGCCTGCGCGGTCTCTTGGCGCCGCCGGAAGAGCCGTGAACGTCGAGGGCCTGACAAATCGGCAATTGCTGGTCAAAGCTTTGCAGCAGGTGTTGCGGGATGCCGACAACACCAAGTTGCCCGGGTTTAAGGGAGGCTTGGTGTCGGACGCCACTCTCGATCTTGCCCGCGCCGCGCTCGGCGAAGTGGTCAGGAACAAAAAGCCCGAGAGCTTGGCCAAGCTGAAGCCGAGCAAGAAAATCTGAACCGCCCGGCCTTGAGCCGGGCTTTTTCATAGGACAAACCAGATGAGCGACAACGCCCCCACTGTGGGCGGCGAAATATCCGAGCTGCCCAGCGACAGCCGCGCCATGACCGAAGCACAGGTCATGGAGGGCATCGAAGGCTTGCTAGACGACAAACCGAAAAAGCGACAACCGCCGAGAACGCTGGAGACCCGGCCATTGCCGGAGGATCGCGTCCCCGCAGCGGATAGTGAGCAAGGGTCGAATGACCCGAAGCCCGGACCGGAAGATCCGGCCACCGGAGATGAAGAGGAGGAGGAGCCCTACGAACCCGATCTGGAGCCTTCGGAAGAGGGCGAGGATGCGGACCATCAAGGGATCGAGCCGCCAGACAGTTGGATTAAAGCCGAAGACAAGGAAGTGTTTCGTTCGCTCTCACCCGAAGCCCAGGCGGTTATTGCCCGGCGGGAGAGCGAGCAAAACAAAGCCTTTACCCAAAAGACCCAAGAGATAGCCGAACACCGCAAAGCCCTCGAAAGCACCTTTGCTACCGTGCAGCAGGAGCGCGAAGCCTACGCTAATAATCTGCAACAACTGTTGTTTGTCGCTGCCCCCGAGGCTCAGAAGTTCCAAGAGATCGATTGGCAGCGACTGGCCCAGGAACAGCCGGCCGACTATGTGCGGCTCTCTGCCGAACGCGACGCTCTCAGAGGTCGCATCGGCGGTATTCAGCAAGAGCTACAACGGGTTGCGGCGCAGAGCCAGCAGGCGCAAGCGTGGCAATTCCAGCAGACCGTGCAGGCCGAGCAAGCGAAGCTGCGTGAGGCCATCCCGGAATTTGCCGACCCCGAGAAGGGGCCACGGAAAATTGCGGAGATGCGGCAGTGGCTTCAGAAAAAAGGCTTTGCCGACCAGGAAATCAGCCAGGTGGTGGATCACCGGGTGCTGCTTGTGGTCGAGGAGGCGATGCAGGCTGACCGGCAGAAAGTGATCCGCCGGGAGGCTCAGCAGAAGCGCAGCAACGGCAATGGCATTCCCGTACAACCGCCCGGTGCTTCACGTCAGAGGCCGGACAGTCGGGCGGCCCAACGCCGCAATGAAAAAATGGCAGCGCTCAAGCGTAGCGGCAGTGAAAAAGACGCGATCGGCTATCTCATGGAGATCCTCTGAAATCAAACACGCCCGCTTAGGCGGGTAACCCCTTGATGTGGTGGAGTTTTTCCATGGCAATAATCTCAGGTACGGCTACAACCTTTGCGGGAAGTCCAGGAATGGCTGGCCTCCGCGAGGATCTTTCGGATATGATTTACAACCTCAGCCCGTCGGATACACCTTTTACGAGCAATGTCGGGCGAGGTACAGCAGACGCCGTCTACCATTAACTATCATTTGTGGTAGTAAAATCTGGCTATATGGCTGGAACAGCCCGAAGATGTGTGCCCCGTAGCGGAAAAGTCGCACATTATGGGCCAATCAGCAGGTAAGAGTTTCGCTTATATCCTCGGTGTCTATCTTGGTGATGGCTGCGTCAACGCGCGCGGTTACTATTATCAGAACACCATCGACCAGGATTTTGCCGAGGCGGTAAAGCAGGCATTCGATACGATTGCTGCCTGCCCGGCCCGGATCACCTACATGGAAAAGCCGGTTAAGGGGCGCAATTGCAGTCCGCAATGGACCGTGTTGTGCTCCGATCGCCCGTTATTGCAGCGGTTCGTCGCCGACACTGGCGGCAAGGCGCGCATTCCCGAGTATGTGCTTGGCTGGGATCGTGAGTTACGGCAGCAATTCGTGATCGGGCTGATGGACAGCGAGGGGTTCGTCGCGGCCAATCACCGCCACCGTGGCTATGATTGGCAGGCGACCAACCGCTCGTTCTACATGGGCTACAAGTCCTGCGACCCGTGGGTGCCGGAACTGATCCGGGTGATGGAGAGCATCGGGCTGCGGCTCGGCAAGGTTGGCCACGAGGTCAACAAGCCGGGACGCAAGCCGTCGATGCGGTTTCACGTGAAAATGCAGTCGTGGATCGACAGCGGCTGCCGTTTCAACATCGCCCGTAAGCAAGCTCGCGTCGATGAGTGGGGATCAGTCGGTCCTTACGAGCGACGCGCGCTGCACCCAAGAAAGCGAAGACTAACCTCAGAGACTAATACGCCAGACGCCACCGCGCCTGTGGTGGTGATGATAGAGTCCGTCCTCACATGAGAGTGTGAGAGGCCGGCAGAAATGACCGTCCCGCGGCAGTAATGCACTGCCGCAGTAACAACAGAAGAATGGCAAACCGATAGTCTCGCCGCCCCGAATACTGCTAACGCGCAGTTCCAGGGCGACGATATCGCGACGTTTACGCCGGCCAGCGTCACGACAAGGCTGGGCAATCGGACTAAATCTTGGTCCCTGGCGGCGTAAGCCGTCTTGAAGCACTGGGTGAATTGTCAGGGAACCCCTAACGGGTAAGGCCGAGGGCAATCTGCAGCCAAGCCGGTATCAGACGGAAGGTTCAACGATCATCCCCGCGAGGGGAGTAGGGGAGAAGCCTCCCCGAAGCGCCCAGCCCCCCTGCGAAGGCGGGGGGTGATGAAATGATCTGTCCTGCATGGAGACATGCAGCGGTCCCGCGAGGGACGCGGCAGGAGTAGCGTTCCTGTTGGAACAACCGAGCAGATATCGAGAAAAGAAGTAATAATCAGTGCGACGCTCGATGCGGTTAACAAAGCTGGCAGGCGAACCGAACTTGCTTATCAGCTAACAAAGCGCGCGAAGGAGTTGAAGGTCGATATAGAGGCCATAATGCTTAGTAACCAAGCCAAAGTAGTTGGCGCGGCGGCGACAGCACCCAAAGCTGCTTCGGTATTATCTTGGATCAAGACTAACGTCTCGCACGTGGGCACAAATCCCACGGGGGATGGTACTGACGCCAGGGTCGACGGCACGCCAAGAGCTTTCACTGAGGCGATGCTCAAAACAGTAATGGCGTCGGTCTACACCAACAGCTCGGAAGACCTCGACGTGCTGATGGTCGGCGCCTCGAACAAGGCGGTCGCCAGCGGCTTTGCCGGCGGCGCGCAGAAGACATACGACGTGTCGGATCGCAAGCTGGTTACTACGATTGACGTGTACGTTGGCGACTCAATGGGGTCCTTGGCGGCGTAAGCCGTCTCGAAGAACTGGGTGAATTGCTGGAAAACCCTAACGTAAAGTCGAGGGCAATCAGCAGCCGAGCCGGTATCAGACGGAAGGTTCAACGACTATCCCGCAAGGGAGTACGGCCAAGCGGCCGGAAGCGCCCAGCCCCCCTACGAAGGCAGGGGGTGATGATATAGTCTGAACTGCATGGAAACATGCAGCAGCCCGCAAGGGCTGCGGCAGGTGTAGCGAGCCTGTCGTAACATCTTGTCAGCACGGTCAGGATTATCCCGAACCGTTTCATGCGGGTGAGGGATGCGTTGCTCCTTAACTGGAGCTTGTGGAGTGTGGATTGGCTTCGCCCAATTCGGCAGTTCGAATTAGCGAAGACAGGCGATGCGGAGAAGCGTATGCTCGTGGGAGAGTGGACGCTCAGGGCAAATAATGAAGCCGGAAATGGCGGAATTTTTGATCTGACCGCGCCGTAACGCAGTATTAAAGAGCTGGCCAGGAAAAATACTGGCCGGCTCTTCTTTTCTAAAGAAGATTTAGCTGGCGCGGCGCCTCGACTGGCGCATTGGCTGCAATGTGATCTTCTAATCTCATTCGGTTATTCTTGCGGACATTTTCAAGCTCTGTCAGACGTTGCAGGTTCCAAGGCACATGCAGACCGCTGACCCGGTAGCCGTCAAAGGTGAAGCCGCGAAGCGGTACAACGTGATCGACGTGCATGCCTGTCGGGCAATTTTTGTAGAATTCGAGTAGTTCGTTTTGATCCACCCATGGAGGGGCGGCTTGCCGTACCTGCGCGCGACGGAGCGCTGCTTGCGCGGCTCGGATGTCACGGTTGGCTTTGCTCCAGGCTTTTGATTGCTCGCGGTTATAGGCGCGGGCCTTTTCCAGGTTGGCTTGCCGCCACCGTCTGGCTTGTTTTAGCCCAGCGGCACGGCTTCTTTCGGGGTTCTCTTGGCGATTGCGACGAGCCCACTCGCGGTTATAGGGGCGACGCGCAACTTTGGTTTTTAGTTTCCATTCTTTCTTGTATGCGCGAACAGCTTCTTTGTTTTCTTCGGCATATTGTTTTTGATATTTAAGCCTCTCAGCCTTGTGCTCAATATAATATATACGGCTACGTTCGCGATCATCGACACGCCGCTTCGCAAGGCGTTCTTCGGGGGATAGAGTGGACTTAGCCATCGTCAGCGCTCCATCGCTGGGGGTGGTCAGGTGGCGGGGCCGGTGCTGATACACCGCCCTGCTGCCGCATTATCTCAGAAATGCTGACCTTTTTGCAATCTTCTCAGAGATGGGACGATGACCGAATACCTGCTTAACCGCGACCCCATGACTGGCATTTACGAGACCTTCGAGTACGACGAAGCCACCGGCGACATAACCATTAGAAGATGGGCCGATGTGCAGCCGGCCATCGACGCCAACAAATCCTACCACTTGGAGAGCGACGGCAAGGGCAAGGATGCCTGGTTGGCGGCGCGCATCCCGGACAACATCGCGCAGGATTGGCTCACCCGCTTCGGCATCAACGCCTGGAAGGGCGAGCACTGGCCGGCGGTCAAGAAGCTGTTGCAAGATCCGGAGTGGAAGCACCTCCGGCCTACATCATTCAGGCTGTAAAATTAAATGTACCGGAAATCGTACCGGAAATCGTACCGGAAATGAACCAAGGTAAATCATGGCCTTAGACAGCTATGCTGCGCTGCAAACGGCGGTGCTTGGCTGGCTGGCCCGGCCGGGCGATCCCTTGGTGGCACCCGCCGTGCCCGATATGATCACCCTGTTCGAGGCCGAGGCCAACCGGCGCCTCAGAACGATCGATGCCGAGCGGCACGCGGTTCTGACCATGGACACGAACGGGTTTATGGTGTTGCCGCAAGATTGCTGGGCCATCCGGTCGGTCGCCTTGAACGGGCTGCAATTGCAGTTCATGCCGCCCGGATCGGAAGTGTTTTCGCAGCCCGGTGGCAGTCCCCGCTATTACAGTTTGCTCGGCTACAACCAGGGTGCGGAGGATGGTCAGGGCGGGCAATGGCTGGAGTTCTGGCTGTTTGTTGGTCCCACCGCCGGCGGCACTATCGAGTTGATGTATCAGGTCGGCGTGCCGCCGCTCGGCGCTACCCGGCCAACCAACTGGCTCCTGGAAACCCATCCCGATGCCTACACCTTTGGCACCCTGGCCGAGGCCGAACTTTACATCGGCCACGACGAGCGGGCGCCGATGTGGCTGCAACGGCGCGACGCGGTATTCGCCTCGATCGAGGCGTTCGACCGCAAGACACGCTGGGCCGGCCCCATGCAGATCCGGGCGCACGGTATCCAAACCGGTGCCGGCAGTGCCAGCGGCGGGGCGGCTCCGGCCCCGGTTCCGCTGCAAGACAGTGCCGGGTTTGTCACGGTCGGCGATACGCCGCCGGCGAACCCGAACGTGGGTGATGCCTGGTGGGATAGTGTCGGGGCGCAACTTTACATTTGGTACAATGACGGCACCTCGGCGGCGTGGGTCCCGGCGACCAACACCAGCGGCACGGCGATCTCCAGTCTCCGCACCGAGGCCCCGATCAGCGGCGCCATTATTGTGATGACGGCGGCGGATCAGTCTTTGGCGATTACTTCCGGTGCCTTGGCGGCCTTGACGATTTTCCTTCCCCCGGGGCCAGCGGCGAACCAGGAAGTCGAATTGTGGTTTGCCGCGCCGGTTACCGTTCTGTCGCTCAGGGATGCGGCGGGGACGGCGATTACCGGGGCGCCAATCAGCGCTTTCGGGCCGGGGGCCGCCTTGGTCATGCGCTGGACCGGTAGCGCCTGGGTCTACTGGAAATGATGGATTTCCCCGACAACCCGGTTGTCGGCCAGATCTTTACCCCGGTTGTTGGCGGCATTGCCTGGCGCTGGGACGGCGTCAAGTGGGTGGTTGCCGGCAATCCGGCGGTGTTGCCGGAAGGCCCGCCCGGGCCGCCTGGCCCGGCTGGCCCTGCCGGAGCGACAGGGGCAACCGGCCCTGCCGGACCTACGGGCGCAACCGGACCGGCGGGGGCGACAGGGTCGCAGGGACCCACCGGCGCAACGGGTTCTCAAGGACCGGCGGGGGCGACAGGTCCAGCCGGTCCCACAGGTCCCACTGGTGCTACAGGTGCTGCGGCCGGCCCCGACGCTATCCAGGTGGCTGTTTCTGACGAGACGACAAACCTGACGACCGGTACGGCGAAGATCACCTTTCGCATGCCGTGGGCGCTGACCTTGACGGGGGTACGCTCCAGCCTGTCGACGGCGAGCAGTTCCGGCCTCGTCACGGTGGACATCAAAGAGAGCGGCGTCACCATTCTCTCGACCGCGCTGTCGATCGACGCGACCGAAAAAACCAGCACAACAGCGGCAACCCCGGCCGTGATCTCGGACACCTCGCTGGCCAACGATGCCGAGATCACGGTCGACATTGCCGCGGCCGGCACCGGTGCGAAGGGACTGAAGATCACCCTGATCGGCACAAGATGACGGCGCTGATTAACCCGTACTTTGTTGCGCCAGCTATCCCAACGGACCCGTCTTTTGCCAACGTCGTGTTGCTGTGCCATTTCGACGGCACGAATGGTGCGACGACATTCACCGATAACTCGGCGGCTGCTCACAGTGTAACGGGTTCGGCGGGAGCGCAACTGACGACAGCTCAGAAGCAATGGGGCACGGCATCGCTTGACGTGACGACAGCTACGTCGGTGGCAGCTTCTGCCAATAGCGCCGATTGGAATTTCGGGTCCGGGCAATTCACTGTAGAGGCCTGGGTTCGGGAGACAACCTCGCACGGCGGCTCGCTGGCAGCTATTGTCAACCATTGGGCGGTATCCTCGCCGCTTGAATGGTGGTTCGGTTTCAGCAGCAATTCGCTAAGTTTTTTTTATTCTACCACCGGCACGGGGAATGTCGTCGTTTCGGGCGTCTTTGCGCTCACGCTGAACACTTGGACGCATCTAGCGGTAGATCGGAACGCCAGCAACTTGGTTCGCGTCTACGCGAACGGCGCGGTTATTGGTTCGGGCACCGTCCCGGCATTGTTCGCCAGCACCGAGCAACTCCGCATTGGAAACGATGCAACGCTGGGGCGGCGGTGGATTGGACAAATCGACGATCTGCGGATCACTAAAGGCGTCGCGCGGTACGACGGGGCGTTCACGCCGCCGGTAGCGCCGTTCCCCGATGCCTGAGACGAGGCACAAATGACTATCGCCCCCTGGCCGGAATGGCTGCCGGACCAACCCGATTTCGGCAACACCGGTAGCCCGGTGATCAAGAACTGCGTGCCGCTGACCCAGAAATCCTACGGCCCGATGCCGACCGCGGTGCCGTGGAGCGACAACACCTTGGACGAGCCGTGCCAGGGTTCCTATAGCATCCGGGCGCCGGACGGGCAGGTCTACATCTTCGCCGGCGACCGGCAGAAGCTCTATCAGGTGGTGCCGACCAGCACGACCTTGGCGGACGCCTCGCGCACCGCCGGCGGGGCTTATGCCACGCCGCCTGTTCTCCTGGCCGGCGGTCACTGGTCGATGACCAGCTTTGGCGACCGCATCATCGCGACCAACGGGGTGGACCCGATCCAGAGCCTGGCCTTGGGGGATGCTAACTTCGCCGATCTGCAGCCGGGTGACCCGCTGGCCGACCCGGTCGTCGCGCCTGCGCCGGTCGCCAAATACGTCGCGGTGGTGAAAGACTTCCTGATGGTCGGCAACACGGTGGACGACGTGGACGGGCCGCGGCCCTACCGGGTGTGGTGGTCGTCGATAAATGATCCCACCAGTTTTCCCTTGCCGGGATCGGTGGAAGCCCAACAGGTCATGAGCGATTACCAAGACCTGGTTCAGACTGATCTAGGTAACGTCACCCAGTTGGTCTCCGGTTTTTCTCCCGGTAGCGATGTCGTTATTTTCTGCGAGAGGGGGATTTACACAGCCTCCTTCACGGGACCGCCGCTCATTTTCCAGTTTAGAATTGCTCAGGGTGCCAGCGGCACGATGGCGCCGCGTTCGGTGGTGGTGGATCACGCGCGCGACCAGAGCGGCGCCGTCCGGCCGGTCTGTTACTAC